CGGTAGTAGCCATAGCCTCCTATCCTCTTGGCCCTGCGAGCCCTATCCTGCGGAGTCTCTCCCCTTCAGACTGGGCTCCCGGCCTTGGTTGTCCCGGTGGCACCACCGGCCCTCCCTGCGGGGTGGGCGCGGGCGGCGGAACGCCAGCCATCGGCGCTGGCATGATCTGCGGCGGGGGCAAGGGCGGAGGCGGGCCCATCCCGGGCGGCGGGCCTCCGGGCCCAGGCGGGCCGCCGGGTCCTGGTGGCGGGCCTCCGGGCGGGCCTCCGGGCCCTGGTGGGCCTCCCGGGCCCATCATGGCCTCTGACATCTGTTTCGCCTTGGCGAACATCGTAGCGAGGAGCTCGCCGAAGTAGAACTGCGCGAGGTCTTCCCGGCCCTGCTTCATCGACGCCTGGTAGAGCGACCACAGCCCTGCCTCGGGCAGGGTGCGTTCTGCGATCTGCTCCTTCACGGCGTCTTCGACCTGGTCTGCATCCTGTATGCCCAGAATATTGTCTCGTATCCACAGGTCGGGCAGAAGCGGCGTAGGCCCTTCGCGGGCGATCTGCGCCATGCCGTAGCGGGACATATCGTCCTCGGGCAGTCGGGGGACGACTTTTATCTCAGGATCTCCCCCGTCGCGTATCCGTTCGGGGGTGATCTCCTCTGAGAAGTACATCCTGTAGTTATCTTGCCCCGAGAGCTCCATCGACTTGAAGGACCCGGTCTGGTACTGGACGCAGAGCAAGTTTGCGATCTGCACATACGCACGCTCCATCGCCTGGACCCTGGGCACCAGCATGGTCTCCACGCCCTGTCTCAGGGTATTGATGGCGAAGCCTGAGAGCTGGAACGGTATCTCGCCGTAGACCGTGTGTGGAAGCGACCCTCTCTGCATCTCTCCCGAGACGAGCCCCATGAAAGCGCCGGACTCTCTGGCCATCTCGAGCAGCCCGAGGGGCTGTACGTCTTCGCCTTGTCCGAGGGATATCTCCGTGCCTTCATGGTAGGGATCTTCGTCCAGGGTCTTGGTGCCGTCGCGGGAGGTCACTTTGAGCCCTTGCTTGCGGGACCGGGCCGTAAGCTCGAGCATGACGCTCATCATGAAGTTATGGTTCTCGTAGAGGTTGCGGGTAGACTTGAATACTGACTCCCCGAAGTCCTCCAGGGTATCCTCGATCGAGGACCACTCCATGGACTGGATCAGGGGGGAGGCCCCTACGGGTCCCAGGAACACGGGCACCCCTTCTGCGCCGTGGGGAGTCTTGCGTTTGATGAACCGCCCGGGAACCACGACGATATTGTCTTCGGCGTCGTAGTAGTCATAGACGCTGATACCGTCCCCGTTGCCTCTCAGGTCGCCGAGGCGCACGTTGTATTGCGCCTCTATCTCGCCCTGGGTCTTATTGACCTTATAGCAGGCCCACGCGAGGCCGTCGCTCCCGACGCCCCAGTAGGTGTGCATCGGGTCCCACGGGGTGACATCGATCGTGGTGTCGCCGTTGGGGTTTTTCACCAGCATGGCGCGGCCCGCGTACCATCCTCTGAGCGCGATATACCAGGAGAGCTGGTCTTTGATCGGGGGGGCGAGTCTACGGGAGAGCCGCTCGTTCGCTGCCCGCAGGGCACCTATGATGAAGCGTTCCTTGTCGTTATTGATCTCGCGGGTATTCCGCGGGTTGCCATTAGGCGGTATACGGACGACGAGATCTGCCCCGGTCATCCAGGCTATGACCTTGTCCGCGTAGGTCTGTGGCTCGTTCGAGGTATAGGACTTATAGCCGTCCCCTGCGTCATAGGGGGTCAGCTTATAGAGCTGGTGGTCCGAGTCCATGCGAGTGCGAAGGGTATGGGTGGACTCGCTATGGTCTTCCACCTTGTCGATTATGTCTTCGGGTTTTAGTCTTGCCATATCAGATCACCGTCTAGGCCGCCCACCGTTTGACCTTGATGAAATCTTTGTTCTGGACGTACCCATAGCCAAAGCGGCTAACGAGGCCATATATCATGGCTTTTATGGCATGGTTGTTCTTGTCCTCGGGGGTATTGCCCACTATATTCCCTTCGCGATCGGTCTTCCACCGGTAGGCGCGGGTCTGCCCGTCGAACGGGCTGGGAACCACGCCGAACTCCGACAGTATCCCGTCACATTTCGGCGAAAACACCACCTTGGACTTGTTCGTGATGGGATCTGGCTTGAGGAACCCTTTAAGTCGCTCCGTGCCTTCGTTGATGCGGATTTTCTGAGCGTCGAGGTAGATGCCTGTGCGTTCCATCCACATCTCTGCGGGCGCGGACATAGCCTGGTGTTGGTATCCTGCGATATCGATAGTGCCGGAGTGGACATCTTTCCACCAGGGCTTGGAGGTCACTATATCTATGATGGCGTCGGTTGTGAGTCCTTGCTCGTAGACCTCATCGAAGGCACAGATCTGGCCATTTATATCTTGCACGGCCATAACGGCATAGGCACCGGCGTATCCCGGGTCCATCCAGAGGTAGACTGGTTCTCCCGGCACCCATTCGGCGACTTCATCGAGATGGATATCTGCCCGGAACTCTCCAAACACGAGGCCTGCGGGCGGGCAGGGTATGCCCTGGATGCGTTCCATGAAGAACTCATCGGAGGCTTGGGCCCTCAGCTTCTGGATTTCGGGGTCATCGATACCTTCGGGATACAGGAAGGTATTGGAATAGCTTGGGAGGGAGAAGCTCTGCTCGTCTTCGGAGGCACGTTGCCACGACGCGAAGAGTTGGGGATACCAGCCGAGGGAGCCCTCGAACGTCCCTGAGAGGAAGAGCCACCCTCTTTTAGGGGCCACTCTTCCCCGAAGCCTATAGAAGGTATCGAGATCTAGCTGTGATGCCTCGCATCCGAGGATACCGTCGGGGGCTCTCATGGCGAGGGTCCTGGGGTCTTTGGCGCTTTTCGTCTCTATGCGGGTCCCGTCCGCGAGGATAATGCGCCCCGGATCAACTCGTTTGGTAACTTCTGCAAGAAGTCCCAGGGATGCGAAGTCCTGGGCGAGGTAATCGAACTCTGCCCGTGTGCGTTCGTAGTCTGCCGCCACCAGCCAATAGAGCCCATGCTCTTCGGTCTCAAGGAACCTGGACATAAGGTACTTGGATGCGACCATGGACTTCCCGGCCTGCTCACCGCCTGCGACGATGGTAAACCGTTTACGGGAGTTGAGGATACTGGCCTGGAAGGGTGTTGGCAGGAAGTCTAGCTTGGAGAATATATACTCCGTGACGGCTGCGGGGTTGGGCCTTTCAGCCGTCGCGCTGGTTGTCATTGGCCTTACGCGCTAGAATTTTCTGCGCCTCAGCTACAGCCTGCTCTCTTTCGGTATCTTGCTCGGACGCATCATCGGACCGTGAATCCCTCGCGGCCTTCTTATTTGCCTTGACGAACCTCTTCCACTCGGCCATGACATCCTTGGCTGCGTTGTCCGCGTAATGGGCGTCTCTCCGATACTTCTCTGGCCAGTGGGCGTTGAGGAGGGTTATAAGCAGGACCGGGTTATCGTTGGGTTTCTGGTTCTTGACCCGATCGACCGCAATATCTTGGAGATACTCCCTGAAGAGCTCCGTCGCCTCCGTATACCTAGCCTTGAACCCGTGGGTATCCTTCCTGGCCCACGCATCGATGGTCGATCGCGGGATATTGATAGCCTCCGCGGCGGACCTGACCGTCCCCGAAACGGCAAAGGCGGCCAAAAATGCGTCCTGGTTGATCTTGGTGATCGCGGCCTGCTGGGGGGTAGCTCCCTTAGCCGTGTCAGACCCCATGTCCCCTTCTCCTGCCGACCCTATTCGCAACGACCCCTCCGACCCTCCGCGCAATATCGAGCCTCCTCGCGATCATCCCGACCCTCTGCCTGGTGATCCCATACTCGTTGGCGATCTCCTGATAGGTCCGATCGGGATGCAGGATAATAGCCCTCGCTATATCCTTAGAACGCCTCTCGATCCTTCCTATCCCGTGCGTGGTGACCAGCGCGTTGTAATCCATGGCCCAAACGTACCGCAATCTCCCTAAATAGTCAATTCTCGTACCGCTAAATCAGTCTTTGGACCAGTCCCAATCCTCCGGTTTATCCCCAAGGCCCTTATCCCAGCACCTGATACAAAACCCATTTGCCAGTTCCGTATCGACCTGCCGGCATATCCGATAGTTGCGACACGCCCCAAAAGACTCATTAGGATTTCTGTCACCCTCCGGTCCACCTCGAGGCGGGCTCATGGCCATGAATACTAACATACCCCTTTCTTACGTTTCCGTTCCGCCGTTCTCACGCCTACCCAGAACAGCAGAATGGAAACGCACGGGCGGATTATGCGGATTATGCGAACCAGGACCCCTCTCTATCGGAAAGGGGTTTTGAGGTTTTGATGGTTTTGACTCTAGGTATTCAAGGGGTTTTGAGGATTTTGAGGGTTTTGAGCCTAGGTATTCTTAGGTATTTTGCCGTCGAACCCGTCGAACCCTACCCATGCACCCCTGAAGACAGGCTCGGGGAAGAGAGGAGACCCCTACCTATACACCTTTATTGAAAACAACCTGGGAAAAGAATACAGCCCTATAACAAGCCATGCAGAGCTCGAGGACAGTTTCCCTTCCGCTTTTCCCAGGACTATGCAGGAAGAGGGAATAGAAATGATTGGTCGCGTCGAAGGACAGGCCGCAATGCCTCTATGTGTGTGTGTAATACCCCCCGGAAACCTATCGAACCGTTCGAACCCTACCCCTGCACGCCTGTATAGACTGCTCTAGCGGTTCTAATACGGTTCTAAAGAAAGAAAGAAAGAAAAAAAAGGGGGGAAAAAAAGAAAGAAAGTAAGAACGCGCACGCGCTATACGCGTTACTAGTATATAACTAGCGCGCGCGCCCCCGCGCGAGAGGGTCGTCACACCCTCTGGGGCCTAGGGGCCCCTCGGGCGTAACTCCCAAATCCCTGAAATAAGCCCATAAAAGATAGAAATATTAGCCGCGCTAGCTACGAAATACCCGCCTACGAATCCCGTTAAATTACATGTAATTACATCGACTTACACTGTAATCACATGTAACGCACCGTAATTAGTCCTGCTCACTCCAGGACTGAGTATAGGGCTATTACGATACTCGTGAGGCCAGAGGCGCTTTAGCACTAAATTTCTGGCACGGGTATCTATATACCTAGTAAGGAGACTCTAAGCCGTGCCCCCTCGCGCGCTGTTTAGGGTTCCCGTACCTTATACCGCGCGGAGCCCTGGCACCCGCAGCCCGCAGCCCGCAGCCCGCAGCCCGCA